CTATGGCTTTAAGATATTTGCTGACGCTGACTTAACTGTAATTCTTAGAGCATCTACTGGTGTAGAAACAGTACAATCACTTACGACCCATTACTCAGTAACTAATGCAGGTAATGCAAATGGTGGTAATGTTGTGTTTGGCACGGCTCCTGCTAGTGGTATTACTGTTGTTATAAGACGTAACATGGCTATAACACAAGCTACAGACTATGTTGCAAACGATCCTTTCCCAGCAGCTACACATGAAGATGCCTTAGATAGGCTGACATTTATTAACCAACAAATGCAAGAAGAAGTAGATAGAAGTATTAAGTTGTCAAGAACTAATACTATGACATCAACAGAGTTCACAACGTCTGCTGCTGACAGAGCTAGTAAGATCCTGGCATTTGACAGCAATGGTGAACTGTCTGTTACTCAAGAACTTGGAACATTCAAAGGTAATAGTGCAACAACAACGACAGCTGCATTTAAACAAAGAGATATAGTTAAAGCGACAACCACAGCACAGCTGAATAATATATATATTAATGTAGCAGATTCTGCTATTGGTGACACACTAACAGACACAGACCATTTTGCATTGTTAGTAGATGCTGTTTCAGCAGCAACTTCTGCAACAACTGCAACAACAAAAGCTGGTGAAGCTTCTACAAGTGCTAGTACAGCAACTACAAAAGCTAGTGAAGCTGCAACAAGTGCAACAAATGCAGCAACAACACTCACAACATTCCAAAGACAATATCATGGTGCAGCTGGTTCAGACCCATCATCAAACGTAGATGCTGGAGATCTGTATTTTAAAACAGATGGTTCTGGTCTAAAAGTTTACAATGGATCTGCCTGGGAAGATATAAAGCCAACAAGCTCAGAGCAAACTAATATAAATACTGTTGCTGGTGCAAACTCAAATATCTCTGCCCTGGCTGCAAGTGCTGTTATTACAGACATGGATATATTAGCTACGTCTGATAATGTTACAAACATGGCAACGCTTGCAACAAGCGATATTATTTCTGATCTAAATACACTAGCAACAAGTGATATTGTTACAGACATGAATCTATTAGCAACAAGTGCTAATGTTACAGCAATGGGATTGCTAGGAACGTCTGCTAACGTAACAGCTCAAGGTTTACTCGGTACAGCAGCAGTAGTTGAAGATATGGGATTACTTGGTGTTGCTGGGGTAATTGAAGATATGGGCATACTTGCTACAAGTGCCAATGTAACTGCAATGGGATTGCTTGGTACTAGTGCTGTCGTAGAAGATATGGGATTACTAGGTACTGCAGCAGTTGTAGAAGATTTAGGTTTATTAGCAACTAGTGCAGTTATAGAAGATATGGGATTATTAGCAACTTCAGCTAATGTAACAAACATGGCTACACTTGGAGCATCAGGAGTAGTTGGTAATATAGCTACTGTTGCTACTGGTATAAGTGGTGTAAATGCTTTTGCTGCACGATATAGAGTAGATAGTTCTGATCCAAGTTCTGATAATGATGAGGGTGACTTATTTTATAACACCTCTGATAATACATTTAAATTCTTTAATGGCAGTTCATATGTTGCAGTTAACGTTAGTGGAATTGATAATCTTGTAGAAGATACTAGTCCACAATTAGGTGGAAACTTAGATGGACAAGATAAGAATATAACAACTACTGGTGTAGGTACATTTGCATCATTAGATATTTCTGGCAACATAGACGTTGATGGAGTTACTAACCTAGATGTAACTGATATAGATGGCACACTAAACGTACAAGGCGAAACCACACTTCAAACTCATTTAAATATGGGCGATGGAGATATAATTAAACTTGGTGCTAGTTCTGATCTAACTATTCAACATGATGGCAGTAATAGTTATATAAAAGAAGATGGAACTGGCTCACTATTAATTTGGTCTACTGGAACAGAAATAAAATTTCTTGGTGGATCAGGTGCAGAAACTATGGTTGACATGAACGTAGATGGCTCTGTAGATTTATACCATAATAATGCTAAAAAGTTAGAAACATCTTCAACTGGTGTAACTGTTACTGGAACAGTAGTTGCTGATGGTGTGACATTAGGTGATTCTGAATCAATTTTACTTGGTGCATCTTCTGATATGCTTATATATCATGATGGTTCACATAGTTGCATACAAGATAGTGGAACTGGTGAGTTACGACTTAAAACAGATAATACAATTAGATTTACTAAAGGTGATAGTGAAACATTAGCACAATTTGATGTTGATGGTGCAGTAACACTTTATCACGACAATAGTGCTAAATTAGCCACGACTTCTGGTGGTGTAACTGTTACTGGTGCTATGACTGGAAATGTTACTGGAAATGTTAGTGGATCATCTGGATCAACTACTGGTAATGCTGCAACTGCAACTAAATTAGCAACTGCTAGAAGTATTAATGGAACTAACTTTGATGGTACTGCAAACATAACAATAAGTGCCGGTAAAGTTTTACAATGTTTATCAGATGTTAAAACAGATACATTTTCAACCAACACAACAAATCAAGCTGGGGTAGAAATAACTGGTTTAACTCAAGCTATAACACCATCAGCTACTAATCATAAAGTTTTAGTTATGGTTTTTTTTGGTGCAATAGGATGCAGCACAGCTGCATCAAGATCATGCACATTTATGTTACAAAGAGGTGGGTCAGTAGTTGCTATTGGTGATGCGGCTGGTAGTAGACCGAGAGTTACCTCTCGTTCATGGATGACACACAATGACACTAACCATGCTTTAGGTGGTCACTCTATAGTTTTTCTTGACGATCCTGGAACAACAAGTGCAGTAACATATAGTGTTCATATGACTGGCGCACATGATGGAGCTACTTTTTTTATCAATCGAACAGGTTCAGATAGTGATGGTGGAAATAACTACCAATCAAGAGCAATGAGTACAATAACTTGTATGGAGATTTCTGACTAATGGCAATCATTCACAAACTACATGAAGCAATTAGAGAATTGCATACTAATGCAGCAAGTATTAATGGAGATGATTTAGATACTTGTACTGTATGGGATGATGATGGAAACGAAGTTACAATAAATGCAGATAATGTTACGGCAAAAGCAAAAGAATTATCTGACGCACATCCTATGGTAATGTTAAGAATGGCAAGAGATAAATTACTGAAAGATGTTGTTGATCCAGTTGTAAGTAATCCTTTATTATGGGCTAGTTTAAGTTCGGATAAACAAGGTGAATGGACAACATATCGTTCTGCATTATTAGATTTACCTGCTAATCAAACAGCAGATGATGACAGTTTATCTAATATAAACTTTCCAACTCAACCAAGCTAAGGGGATAACAATGACTGAAAAACCTAATGTAATAAATATTGATGGCAAAGAATACAAGCAAGAAGATTTATCTGTTGAGCAGATAAGATTAGTAAGCAAGATTGGCAAGTATCAGAAGCAAAGCAATGAATTAAAAGATGCCTTTGAAGATGCCAACATCTTACAGCAACAATATCTCCAAGCATTAAAGACATCATTAGGCAATGCTGAAACTACAAAAGCTATGGAAAAAACAAAGGCTAGTTAATGAAATCTAAAGTCCAACATTTACTTGTACTAAAAGATGAAGTTTCTTTTTTAAAAACACAAACTGAGGGTGGTGGTAAAGGTCATTTCTTTACTACTATTAATGTTTTAGAAAGACGTATAGAAGATTTAGCTAAAGAGATAGATTCAAATGGTTAAAGCTAGTGAAGTCAAAGCACAGATAGATACACATGAAGCAGTTTGTTCTGAGAGATGGAAAGAAACTATACTTAGAATAAAACGTATCGAACATATTATGATTGGCACTAGTGGTACGGCTATAGTTTTACTCATAGGTTTACTTGTGAGGTAGCCTATGCTTGAAATGCTCATGGTTGCTAATAGTGCTTTTGCAGTTATCAAACAAACATTAGAAAATGGTAAAGATTTAAGTAGTGCAGGATCAGCAATCGCTAATTTTGTAGGTGCTGAAGATAAACTACAACAAGATTTACATAAGAAAAAGAATAGTCTTTGGACTAACTTCTTAGGTAAGACTGACAATGATCTTGAAGAGTTCATGGCTCTCGAATCTATTAGGGTTAAGCAAGAAAAACTACGAGAGTATATGCAACTATATGGTCGTGCTAATCTCTATAAAGATTACGTTCAATTCTGTGCTGATGCTCGTGTGTCTAGGAAAGAAGCTAGGGTTAAACAACAGAAACGTAGAGATTACATAAAAGATATGGCTCTTAAAATTATATTAGGTATTTTAATTACAGCAATGTTAGCAGGTGTTATTGGAGTGTTACTTGTTGTGGCTAAGAAGAAAGGAATAATATGACAGCATTTATGTTAGCTTGTTATATGAATGGTGTGGCTCAAGGCAGCATATACTTTAGGAATGTTACTGACTGCACATTCTATACTAAATATTTAAGTGAACAAACATATGATAGTGCTACTGGTGAGAATTTAAAATATAATTGTATATGTAAACTTGTACCTCAAGTAGATGAAAGTAAGGTAAAGGTTTACTAATGAAAAAACGAATATGGACTTATGAATGTGATAAAGGAAAATATACACATGATAATTTAGTTAAATTATTATTTGCTATTGTAGCTCATAGAACTCACCATTTTATAAAAGGTGAGGGATTCAATGACTGAAGATAAAAAGAAAATTGTAAACTTAGACGTTGATGAAAAGAAAGTGAGGGTTTATTAATGATTGCAGCTTTAATTCCTGCAGTAACAGGTATACTTGATAAGTTTATTCCTGATGCAGATACAAAACAAAAACTTAGCCATGAGATTTCTACTAT